CTCTTATATATCTCTTTTGAGAAAATTTTTGACAAGTAATCATAGTTTGATTTAGCCAATTTCCATGGAATGTTGCTTTATCGCTACTCTTTTTATAGTTAGAAGTGTCAGCATATATATTATTAATCTTATCGTTAGTACCTTGATAGTCAAATCCTACTATATAAATGTACTGAGTGTCATGAGTACTAGCAAGCCATAATGCTGTAGGACCACTGCTCCACCCTTTACTAGGTTGAAAGTAATTAAATCCAACAAGTGAATTATATGCTCGATTAGGATTGGTCCACACATGATTAGTACGCTGATAATCTGTCTTATTAATTTCAAGTACCATTTTAGTATCAACTGCAACTAAGTAATCAGGAGTAAACTCTCTAAAAAGTGCGTTACATCCGTATACAACACCGTGGTCTTTTAGTTGGGGTAGTTCGATACTAGAACGACTTGTACCATTGCCTAGTACAAATGCTGTTTTTGTCAATAGTTTATACTCCGCCAGCCTCTGCGTTTGCTGCTATACCATACATTTGCTTAACGAACTCTTGTTCCTTACGCTTTTCTTCGGTATGCAGCTCAGATGCTTTGCGGATTCTATTAAGTTGACTTAAAGTTAAGCGTGTTTTGCGTGTATCGCTTTTCTTTAACGGAGACTCGTCGTACTCAGCTTCGTAGCGTTTGTCATCTACGAATTCAACAGTTTCGGGATCGTGGTAAAATAATTCTCTAAGTATCATATTGTATTTATACCGTTTGCTCTGTTGAGGCGCCTTGGCCTAGTTCTTGTCCTGTAACAGTATCTGGCATTTCGCCTTCTCCGCCTTCTACAGGTGCTTCGCCATCTAATGCTTCGTCTTCTATTCCGCCTAAGTCGTCGCCAATGCCTGCACTACTAATGCCTGCGTCACGCATTTCAGCACTTGCATCACCTGGTAATGGCTCTAAATTCTCTTCATTCTCTTCGCGCCACATACGTTCATTCTCTGCAATCTCTTCATCACTCATACCTAAGAAGCGTTTCATTGCAAATCTGTTAGACATATAAGGAATAGCACTCATTTGTGTGTATGTTGGCACACGAGCATTATCTATTTCTGACTGTCTGTAACTTGCAAAGTTCTGTGGTGGTTGGAATTTAAGATCAAACATTGCAGTATCAATGTTTACGCCTTTTTCTAACAAGTAACGTTTAAACTCTGTGTCAAATTCTTCAACAATTAAGTTTTGTAGTCTTTCACAGTAAGTGTTAAATCTTAGTTCTTGTATGTAGGCTGTGCCAACTCGTCCGTCATTGTACTGAGCAGCACTGTCGTCAGCCCCGGTTGGTAGATAGCTGCTAGGGATTCGTAAACCACGTACGAGCTTATTAGTAAAATATCTAAGGTCATCAATTTCTCCAAGGTTAGTTCCGCCAGGCAATGTTTCAACTTTTGAACCTCGCCCTTCTGCTGTTTGTGGGAAGAAGTAATCTTCGTTGATTGACAAAGGATTGTATGAACTGTCTATGACATTAGCACCACCCCCTGTTGACGATGGGATTCGTCTCTGGTGTATTTCCGTCTTAACACGCTCCACAAACTGCATAGCAAGGTGTGATGGCATGTTGCCCACATCAACATAGAATACTCTGCGCTCTGGAGCACGTTGTACACGATATATAATAATTGCGTCTTCTAATAATTCTTTTTGCTTGTATACTTTAAAGATAGTTTCAAGTAAACTATTACCAAACGGATAGTTGTTGTCTAATCCTTCTGATAAACTTAAATGTACAACATGTTCTGCGTTAACAGTAAGTTCGCCTTCTGCACTAGCAAAACGTGAACCGGCTACACCTGTAGTAGGTTGTCCAATCATGCCGCGGGCGCCGCCGGTAAACTGTGCTTGTGTTGCAGAGCCACCGCCACCGTTTACATCAAACGGTGATGTAGCAATACCGTCTTTAAAATTAAAGTTTACATTTTTAATAACATACTGCTCAGGAGTTTTACCTTCTGATTCATTTACAATAATACGTGATACATTTGCTGCATCAACATGAAACCATTTTTTAGTTTCTGGATCTCTTAAGAAGAACTGATCTCCCATTTTAAATACATTACGTAGTATTCTAAATATTTTTGTTTCAAACTTTTGTAGTTTGTTCCACTGTTGTAGGTACTGGCCAATAATAGTAATTTCACTATTAGTAGCTTTGCCACGATAGTCAACAAGGAATGGAGTGTTGTTGCCTTGATTCTTTTGTGTACAAAACTCAGCAAGGATATCAAGTGCAGCATTAACTTCACTGTCTTGATCCATTGTGTTATATTGACCGTAGCGTTCAACTCTGTTTGGTGAACCTATATAAACATCTGGCAAGTATGAGCTATAGTTGGAACGAGCAGGACCGGCCATGTTGCCGCTTCCTTTACTTGTAAACGGACTATAACTACCGTTTTGATTATCGCTTGTTGCTACAGGCGTAAAGTGTTTCTTCCAACTCATCTATAATTCCTTGTCTTGTTAACTAGTAACATTAGTTAATCCACCTCGGGCAATATTGCTGCTTGCAAAGTTTTTAGTATTCTTAGCTGTTGATTCGTCTGCTGTCTTAATTGCTTGTAGTTCTGCTAACACCAATGCCATCGTACTATTTAACTGATCTGAGCCTCCGCCGGCGCCTTGCTGGCTTACAACACTACCTGCGTTAACGCCGTTAGAACCTGGCATCCAACTATTATCTTTAGTTAGTTCATCATTCATTTTTCCAAGAACTACAACTAAGTCTTCCATAGCACTAGTATAACTGGTTACTCCGTCGATGTCAAGTCCTTTCTTTAAAACAGCTAAATTATTTTCTAAATCTGGTAAAGATGCAAATTGTGCAATTGAATTTTGGGCGCCTGCTAGTGCTTCACCGCCTGCTATTGCTCCTGATGTATCTGGTGCGCTAGGAGCTGTTGATCCACTACCCTCAGACGCGACACCGTCTAGTGTTGCTCCACTGCCGCCCATCCATTTAGGTAAAAATGATTTAAAGTTAGGCATTTTAAAATCGAAACTAAAGAATCCTTTAACCTTGTCTATTATACCTTGGAACATACCTGAAATGCTTGGCATCTCAAAGCCTTCAAAACTAAAGAATCCTGTAATAGTTGACCATGCGTCTGATGCTAATTGACTAATGCTAAATCCTGTGCCTTCTTCGCCGCTGCCAAAACTAAAGAATCCAGTTACAGTTTTCCAAGCATCAGTTGCTAGTTGACTAATACTAAACGAACTTTCACCGAAACTAAAGAATCCTTTAAACTTTGTCCATGCATCGGTTGCCACTTGACTTATACTGAACGAACTTTCTCCAAAGCTAAAGAATCCTTTAAACTTTGTCCAAGCTTCAGATATTGGAGCCATAAAGTCTACAGTAGCCCACCAATCGCTAATGCCAGTAAATATTCCTTTAAAGCCTGCCCACATGTCTGTTATTGGAGTTAAAAAGTCTAAAGTAGCCCACCAATCGCCGATGCCAGTAAATACTCCTGTAAAGCCTGCCCACATGTCTGTTAACGGAGTTAAAAAGTCTACAGTGTCCCACCACTCTGTTATTGGACCAAACACATCTAAGTTGTCCCACCAATCGCTAATGCCAGAAAATGCTCCTGTCAAACTATCCCAAGCAGCGGCGGCTTTATCTTTCAAAGCTTCCCAACCAAACATTGCACCTATTCCTACAAATATTGCTACAAACGGCGCTACTGCTACTGCTGCTGCTCCAATAAACGGCGCTGCTAAAAGAACGCCTAAGCCTGTTATCGCTCCAACAACAATAGTGTCCCAGTCAGGTAACAGATTACTAATCATGCCACTAAACATATCGCCTATAACAGGACCAACGTTTGTTGAAATCCAATCAGCTGCATCTTGGAAAGCCATCATTAATGGACCATCTTCATTCATTAAGTTTCCAAAAAGTCCAGCAACCTCAACTTCTTGGGAGCCGCCTGGTCCGCCTTCAACTTCCTTTGTTCCTCCGAACAATGCTGTTTTAAGATCAAACTGAGTAAAGTCAGCAAGGAATTGTTTAAATGCGCCCATTACTTGCGTCATTACATCTTTAAGCCCGTCTATTACAGATTTGAATCCATCACTTGCTACCAACTTTGTAAACATTCCAGTAAACGATTCAAGGCCTAATCCCATTGCACCTAATGGACTATCTGGGCCCATTGAAAATGCAGACATTAAATTAGTACGAATTTCACGTAGTGCATTACTAAAACCTTTTTGCCCTAAATCTTTAGCTTCTTCAGCTTTTTTCTTTTTTGATATTTCTAAAGCTTGCTCTTCAGTTACTAATACTTTATCTGCTAAAGTGCCGGCCAAATCTAATGCTTGTCCATATCCAGTTCCGCCTGCAATAAGGGCATCTAAGCCCCCTTTCATTTTTGCGGATTTTTCATCAAGATCTTTTCTAACATTGACCATAAAAGTACTATATTCAGCTGCACTCATATTTTGAATATCTTTTGATGACTCTCTAAATGTATCAGATGCTGTTAGTAAACCTTGTGCCAGTGGAGTATTTGCTACGCCATCAGCCATATCTTTTAGTGCATCAGCAAGAGCATCTGGTGTTTGTGATAAGTTAGCTGCGAATTTTAACTGTTGATCATCAGTCATCCTTGCTATTGCTGCGCGTGATCTCGAGTCTTGATTGACTTGATTCATTTCTTCTTTAATTTGATCTCTGCGCTTACCTGTTATTGCTGCTAATTGGTCAACTGTTTCAAGATAGTTAGCTGCTCCATCGGCAGTTAGTTTAGCTTGTTTACCTTCAGCCCTTGCTTGACGTTGACTAAATTCTGCATAATCAATTAATGATTCATTTAAATCTTGAGCAGTATAACCTATTCCCATTAATGCCCTGCCAGGTCCATTTCTTAATTCTCCTGCCAATTTTGCAAACTGCACAGTACCGTTTGCAACGCCTCCACCAAAGTATGTCATTCTCTGACTGTTTTCAGCAACTATGTCTGAAAACTCACCTAACGGAATGCCTGCACTAGCTGCCATATTTCGTAAGCCATTAAGCCCTTCGCCAAATACTGCACCTGAGTTACTCATTTGTCTAAAGCTATCTAAATTTTGATCAAATATTCCTGTCAAGCCACCTAGCAGACTACCGACTATCGGAATATGCCTTGTAAAGTCGCTCATGCTTTCGCCGCCCATAAGGGCCTCTTTGGCTAAGCCACCAAAGCTACTCAACAGTCCTGATATGCCGTTTCCGGCTGCGCCTAGTAACGATCGTGAAAGCTTACCTGCTGCATGACCAGCATCTTGAAAAGATTTAGTAGTTTTGTCAGTGGCGTCTTGTAAATCTTCAATGTCGTCTGCTGCATTGCCAGCTTGGGCACCTAAATCAGCAACGCCAGCAGCAGCTTTCTTTCCGCCTGCGCCACCACCGCCCATTTTTTCTACCGCAGAAGCAAGACGAAGTAGCGTAACTTCACTAGCTACACCATTACCGCCTACATTACCAATTTCTACTTCATCAGCCACATTAAAATCCTTGAGTTATATACGCACATAAATATATTAGATACATACTAGTACACATTGTATTTATACGGAGAGAATCATGTCAGAGTTTAACCCATCGGAATATTCAGGTAATATGGAACAAAATCCATTAAGAAAATATTTTAGACAACCTAAAGTCTATATCACGCTTCCAAGTAAAGGAATGTTTTACCCTGAGGGATCTATTGAAATTACTCAGAACGGTGAATATCCTGTATTTGCTATGACAGCCAAAGACGAACTAACAATGAAAACACCAGATGCGCTTCTTAACGGTGCTGCAACTGTTGACGTTGTTAAAAGTTGTGTTCCTAACATTACTAATCCTTGGTGCATGCCTAGTATTGATTTAGATGCAATACTTATTGCTATTCGTATTGCAACATACGGTGATAGCATGGAAATTACTACAAAAGTTCCAAACATAGGTGACGAGCGTAAGTTTGATGTAGACTTACGTCAATTACTTAACAACCTTGTTACTAAAGAGTTTGAAGTTAATTTAGATATTAACGATATGAAAATTTTAATTCGCCCATTAACATACAAAGAATTTACTGATGCAAGTTTAAAAACTTTTGAAGAGCAGCGTATTTTTAGTTTAGTTAACGATGACGAAATGCCAGACTCAGAAAAACTAGCAAAGTTTAATGTAAGTTTTAAAAAGCTTACTGATTTAACTGTTAGCACACTAGCTAAAAGTATTGCATCAATATCAATAGGTGATACAGTAGTTACAAATCAAACACACATTGATGATTTTATTGATAATGCTGACAAAGATTTTTACACTACTATTATAGATCATTTAGAAGCACAGCGTACTAAGTTTACATTAGAGCCGATAAAGGTAACTTCACCGGACGAAGATGTTAAAAACGGAGCACCTAAGGATTGGGAAGTTCCAATCACGTTTGATCAATCAAATTTTTTCGCATAAGGATTTTAGCTTGGTCCGTGGCTGAAATCCTAGAAGAAGTCAAACACATGGAAAACCAACAAAAAGAAATTAAGAGTGAAATCTTAAAACTTTGTTGGTACATGCGTGGCAGTGTTACGTTAGATGAGGGTTTTTGCTTAACCTGGGAAGACAGGTCTCTTATTAGTGATATCGTTAAAGAGAATCTAGAAACTACTAAGAAAAGCGGAATGCCTTTCTTTTAAATATAGCTTATTCCAAACATACTATTAGTACCTTCTAGTAAGTGTACACGCATTCCTAAATCACTCCAACTTAAATTATGCTCTTTTAACATCTTAGTAATTTCATAGTAAATACTTTGAGTTAGGAATCTTTCGCCTGCTTTAGCATTTGCAACCCAAGCTTGTTGTTGCTTACTAATATCAACTCCTGCTTTAGCAAACGTCATAATTTTTTGTGCTGCTGCAACTCCACTTTCTTTATCACCTTTAGCTAGTTTAGCA